CTTCTATCCATGATTAGTCTTGTTTTTTAAATAATATAATCACTTCTGATCTGTCTTGCCAGATAGAAGATACTTTATTTTACCAAAGAAACCTAGTTTTCTGACTTTCTTGTATAGTCTCATACCTTTTTCATAACGATATAACTTAGTTTCTATTTCTGATATACGCATTATTGCTGACGTTAAAAGTAAATCTTGTAGTTTGGTGTATTTAACTAGGTCTAAACAGTATGCCCTTACCGCTTCATCAGGCATTTGTTCTGTTTCACGTTGTTTAATTTCAATTTCAAACTCTATTTCTGGCGGTGGGTTGCCGATAAGTACTTTAAAAAATTCTTTATGTGTCATCAGTTCATTTTAGGAAACAACTGTTGCTCCAACATATCAACAGCACGATCATCTAACGTGTTGGTAGTTTGTTTGCAGATAGCTCTAAGCAGATCAACTATTAATCTCTTCACAGCAGTAGTGGTAAAGAATTTTAGTAGTATTGGTTTTAAGATTTTCAGCATAATTAGTATTGTGTTACTTTCCAAACATAGCTACATTGTTAGTATTAAACAAGAGTCTTAACCTTTCATGGAAGATCAAGAGCCTAGTAAAGTCGAAACCATAGTTAAAGTTTGTGTGCTTTTATGGTCGGCAACGCTATTATCTCTCTCATACTACGAACCTCCATCTGGTAAAAAGATTGTAGATTTTGACCCGACATTTATTGCAAGTATTTTTTCAGCTAGTACTGCATCACTAGGGTTTTCGATAAAAAAGAAAAAAGATACTATAGTAGATAATAAGAACTCTAAAGTAGGCATCAAATGAAAAAGCTACTCTTACTAGGTTTGTTTTTAGTAGCACCCTGTTATGCAAACGGAGTGCCAACGTGGACTACTGGTTCAAGTAACAGAACTGAAAACACTACACAAACCATAACTCGCAGCGTAGTCACAGAAAAATATGGGTCTACTATAAATACTTGGGAAGGTTCTAATATAAGTGTAGCTGCGTCTGCTGGTATTTCTGGCGGTGATGCAGTATTTACAGTTGCAGACAGTACAAAAGATTGGTCATTAAATGTGACTTCGAGAGCATCAGGTTTAATGATTGAAAAGATCACACAGAATGACACGATC